TTTTATTGCTATGTTCTTCGTTATGCTTGAATCTGTTGCGGAGGTTAGAGTAATTTCTTCGTTTCCTGCTGCATTTCCTTTAACGGTTATCGTAAAAACTAAATTCAGGCTTGAATCATAGCTTTCAGTTATTGAAATAATACTTAAATTTTCAGTAACGGAAACATCAATTTCATTCTGCTTGGCAACGTTGGGAGAAATATAAGCATTAACTACCGATTGCTCTTCAACCATTATTTCATCACTTTCTTTGTCGGTTTGAATCGTTACCGGAACTTTGTAGATTTTAACCGTATTTGTATTATCATAGTATAGTTCGTTATTGATGCTTGCTTCTGCTTGTGGCTTGATTTCAATCTTTTCTCCATCAATCAATTTAAGTGAATTAAAAACATTAGAATATACTTCAAATGTTGTTTTGAAATTCTGTACCGTTCTATTGATTATGTTAAGTTTATTAACTTCAATAACTCTATTAGATTCTTTTTGTGCTTCAAACATTTTTTCCCAGAGATTGATTTTCTTTTTGTCTGAAAGAACAATTTTAATATCGTTAATATCTATTATATTTCTCACGTATTCAATGATTCTATAATAATCATTTATGGCAAAATCACCATCAACAATCTTAGCATAATCACCTATTGTAAAAAGATTTATTGCTCCTCCCGCTGCTGCTCTTAGAAGTTTAATTTTAAGAGGGGATATATCTATTTCGTATTGAAATAAAGGTTTTTCTGTTACCGCAAAATACTCCGCTGCTTTGGTTTGAAGTGCTGTTTCTGCTGCTGTTATGTAGGTTTCAGGAAGTGCAATATCTAATAAAATATACTTATCTCCTGTTTTGAATTGAAAAGCTGCGTTGTCAGGGTCAGGAAATACATATTCATTTTCATCAGCAAATTGTTTTATTGTGAATTTTTTCGTTGCGTGATCATAGGCACACTCTAATTCATAACCAGCTAATTGTCCCGTTTGGAAGTGAATTTTTGGTTTAATATTATTTAATAGATATTTATGATTTCCGTATACCGAATTATCATAAATAGTTTGATTTTCGGGAGTGTCAGTTAATCCTCTTTTTGTAAGCCATATATAATAATCATCATACCATTGTCCGTTGTCATAATATAAAGTCTTTCTTTTTTTCCAAATTGCTTTTAAATCGAAGTCCATAGAAGAATCATAAAAAGAAAATGCTCCATCAATACCAGTTATGGTTCCTTCGCGTTCAGGTTTTATGTCTTCGTATATTTTGGTTCCTTCTATTACAGGCTGTCCGAGTATAGAAGTTTCAAGATATGAATTATCTTTATTTTTTGAAGGTAAACAAAGCCTTGTATGTCGGTAAGCATTGCCAAGATTTTCATTGCTGCCAAACACAAATAATCTCGTAATAAAAGGGTAGGTATCTGATAATGTTCTTTTTATTGAATATAAACCTCCACTTTTGCCAATAGAAAAAGGAGAGGTGAAATATACTTCACGTTTGCGTATATTTATATAGTTTACTCCGCTTACAGTAGTAATATCAAATTCTTGACTATATTCCTCACAAACCTTTTGAAGTGCCTCCAAACAGTTCGATTCGCTGCCAAAAGTTAAGTTTTTAACAGAACTTGAAATAGGAGTGGAGCCTGCTGCCCAGAGTGCGGGATATACACGGTTAAGATTGCTTATAATAAGGGAAAGAAATGTGTTAATGTTTGCAGTCAAACTATCAAGCATTGTATCTTTTCCAAGCTGAAAAGACGTGTTTATCAAGTCGTATTGCAATCCTTCAAAAATAACAGTATAACGAAACCTTTTATTTGCTGTTTTGGTGCATTCTGGAAGCTTGTTTATCTTGTATTTCTTTTCAAACACTTCAATGTAATCTCCTAACTGAAACGGCAGTATCTTAACACTTTCCACTTCCATCGTTACAACATCTTCTTGCATTAAAGACATCTTTTGTTCGCCTTTTACAATTGTAACTTGACTTCCTGCTGTATTGTCGAACAATTCAAAGGAAGGTGGTATTGCTATTCCTGGATGGTATACTGTTAGTTTCATGATTCGTAACTTGATATTGTTGGTTCAGGTTCTATAAAAGTAATTGTAAAAGTGCCGTAGTTTTGCCCATCTACAAAACGTTTTTTTATTTGTGAAATTTTTTCACAATAGACTGAAAATGTCAATGTTTTTGCTGTGCCTGTTTTTGGAGTTATTACTACTTGCAAAGTTTTGACTTCGGTTTGACTTTTTAAGTCATAGCATAGTTTATAGTAGTTTTCAATCAAATCCTTTGCTGTAGCTGCCTTTATGTATGCTTCAATGGTGATTTTTCTCTCATCATAAACAACGGTACTTAGTTCAGGACTATAACCGTTTGAGTCATGGAAGTTATATTTTTTAATGTCTTTACGGTCAGGAATATCAATCAATCCTTCGGCAGACTTTACCTTCACACCGTAACTTGCAACAAATTCCTTGCCGTTAAAACTATATACTATTGTCATAATGTTGTTACTCCTTTCGCTCTTAGTGGATCAGTTTGAATTTGACCACTATTTAATTTGTTATCAATGCTTTTTAAAATTACATTTGATATACCTATTCCGCTATTAATCATTGATAGTTGATATAACTGGCTTCTAAGAATATTCATTGATTCAACCTGATTCAATCTTACCGCATTGGTTTGTCCTGCTAAAAGGTCTATGCTTTCCTGCGATGCTCCTTTAATTGCTCCGGATAATGTGGTTATGCCTCCACCGCCCGCACTTCCAAATTTTTCATCTATTACTGTATATACTCCACGCATTGCTGTCGTGAAAGCATCAAAACCAGGTTCTGCTTCTTCTAACCACGTTCCGAAATAATTAACGATATCATTCGCCCTATCCTCTTCAGTTGCATAAGTCCCTTTTGCGATTGATTCAAGGTTCTTTTTAAGCTCTTCCATTTTAGAAGACATATAGACGGTATAAAGCATATTTGCGACGACACTTTTAAGTGCATCAGCTGCCGATTCCTTGAATGCTCCCCAGGCGTTTGTACCATTTTTGATTGATTGAGTGATTGCGTCTATTGCCGAACTTCCTAAATTATCAAACGAAGAAGTCAAAGCGTCTGCCGCCGCTTGTACTGCGTCATCATACTCTTTTTGTAGTTTAAGAATCGATAAAAGATATAATTTTAGTTCTTCATCCCCCTTTCCGAGAGTGGCAATGAATTTTTCAAGTTTTGCGGTATCAAAAGCAGTTTTTTTCCAATCAGGCGAATTTGCACTGACGGTCCATATATCATATTCTCGCAGACCTTTTCTGTCTCGCGGCTTAGTTAAACTTACAGGTTTTAATCCTCTTATGGCTTCCATTCCGCTATAAGTATTCCCTTCCCAAACGTATTCTGTTTTTGCATATAAAGCATCCAATCCGTCTTGCGCTGCTGCTGCTACCTTTTGATAACCTTCTATTCTTTTTGATATTTCATTTAAAAAAGCAGTATCTGCTTCGGCTTGCATCTTTAATCTTTCAATTATCAGCATATTTATTTGCTTTTCTGATTCTATTTGTTCTCTTTTAAAGGCTGCTATATTCTTTTCAACTTCAACTTCACGATTTAATATTCCAGCTACAGAACCACTAATGACAGATAAAAATCCAGCTATGATAGCCCCCCACACTCCGCCTGAACTTGCACCACTGACAACGGCTTCTAATGTAGTTACGACACCATCCATTATATCTGCGGATTTTTCTAATTGTATATCATTGGTAATATAGGCTATTTCTCTCATATAGCCAGATGCTTTACTTAATGTTTTCGAGAAGTCCGAAGCACCAGACATTAAACCTTTAAATGCACGTTTTTCAAGTTGATCTGTTTCCTTATCTAATTCATCTTTAACAACTCCCGTTTGTTTCATTGCTTCAGACGCTTTTTCTGCTGCCGCTTTCATGTCATCAAACGCCCTCACAAATCCACCGAATTTATAATCTGCTGCATCTCTATCTAATTCTTCTAAGGCTGATAATTGTTTATATAGATTAGCGAGTTGTTCGGGGTTGTTTTTTAACTCGGATATTACTTTGTCATCGATACCTTTTGGTGCTTCAGTTGTGTATCCTTTTATAAAATCTAATAAAGTTTTCGTTTCCTTAATAGTGTCTTTTATTTCTTTTTTAGTTAGCGAAGCATAATCTTTAAATAGTTTTTTCATTAACTCAGATTTCTCCATCAATATTTTAATTTCTTCGTCGTTAATTGCCTGCATCGCTTCTTTTTCTGCTTCCAAACTTGCCTTGAATTTATCCTCTGTGTAAGTTTTAGTTTTCCCCATTTCTAAATCAAGAGCGTTCTTTTCGTCCATCAATTTCCGTTCTTGTGCGTATTGTTCTTGAACGGCAAGTCTACGTTCTTCGTATGATTTATATTTATTTTCTAAGATGCTATACAAGGCATCTACATCACTTTCGTACTTACGTTTCCTATTTTCTAATGCTTTATTGATTAGTTGTAATTCCGATTCATCTACAACGCTTTCACGTTCTTTTTCGAGTATAGCAACATCTTTATTATACTCTTCTTGTAGTTGTAGTCTTTTATCAAAAGTCTTTCCGTACTCGTCAATAAGTTTTTGTGCTTGGCTTTTAGCTTTTTCCTCTGCTTTTTTTTGTGTTAGTTCAGCAATTTCTTTATTTATATTGTCGAGATTTGCTTTTTGAGTTTTGGTTAGTTTTTTGCCACCTTTTTCTATTTCTAATAATTTTGCTCTTTCCTTCTCTAAGTAAAGTAAATAAGTTTCAGCATAATCAATCAACGTTTTATATTTTTCTTTGGCTGCTTCTCGTGTGATTTCATCTGTAGATGTAATAGCTTTAGAATAAATATCATATTGCTCTTTTATCTTTTCTAATATATCTTTGAATGCTGTTCCTGTTTTTGTTTCACTTGCACCTTTGATTCCTGCTTCATCTAATATCTCCTCT